ATATACTTTGCGTATTTCATGTAGACAGTAATATCCGACAGAATCTTATTTGATACTTCCATATTTTTCTTTTTTATTAATTATTTTTATTTATTATTTGTTCTCTACGTTGTAGGGCTCTAGCTACCCTTTCTCTGTTTCTATTAGTTTTTTCTTCCTCGAAACCAAGGAATGTTTGTGTGGTTTCAGTGTCTATTTCTAGAGTACCATTATCGAATTTACAATTTTCAAAAATAATACCATCTTTTCCTAATCTAGACTTAACTATAGCTATTGTGGCTAGTCCCATTTCTTTTTGTTGTAAAGTCTTAGCCACCGATATAATTACGTGACCAACCTGTGCTTTTTTAATAGAACCCCCCATTTGGTCTGTAGTTACAACATCAGAAGATATAGAACTTCTATTTCCTTGTGTTGCTGTCCAACCAGCAACATTAAGTTCGTGACACATACCTTCAAATTTTCTCATAACAGACCCCTCACCTTTCCATTCATCGTTAAAAGAACGGTCTGGTAATATACAATCTATATAATCTATAAGTACAATGTCAATCTTAGTTCCTTCAGAAATAATTTTTCTTACTTGATTTTTAATCTGTAACATTGTCATTTCATCAGATGGTAATTTTTTTAATATTAGTTTACCACCTGTTTTTTTCATTTCATCCGCCTTATCTAAAACAGTTTCTTTATGATTAGTTAGTTCATCATTAGGTATACCAGTCCAACAAGTAAAATGTTTTCTTTGTATTATTTTTGGGTTATCTTCAAAAAATATTTGTAAAACATTATATCCCATATTAAAAGCTGTGTTAGCGAACCTAGTTAACATTGTTGTTTTACCAACACCTGTAGGTGCGAGTACAACACCTATTTCTCCCTTTGCTAACCCACCATTTAGAATACTATCTAAACCATCTATTCCTGTTGGTAACGGGTGTCTATAGTCATCTTCTAGTAGTTTTTCTAGTTCAGTAAATATTTCAAAACTACCCACGTCACCATCACCAATTTTTATTGCATCTCTAATATATTCCTCACATTTATCATAACTTTCAAAATCCCCTTTTTCCATAATACTTTCCACCTTACGTATAGCTTTTTTTAACTCTTGTTGTTTACAAAATTTAATAGATTTTTCTTTGATAAACAGATGGTCCTGAAAAGATGCCTCTTTTATTTCTTTTAACATATCAAAAACATATTTTTGAGCCATTTCAGAAGAAATTTCTATCCTAGTAAGTTGGTCAAGTGCATCTAATGATGGGGCGGTTTGGTATTTTTCATAATATTCCTTAATTAATTGCATTATTAATCTAAAATATTGATTGTCAAAATATTTTGGTACGATAGCGTCGATAATCGATTGAAAAAACTGATTATCAGTTATCATTAGATTAATAAGTTTTAATTGGAAATTATATCCCAGGTAACCGAAGTTTTTATTCTCATTCATTTAAAAATTCCTTTAATTATAAATACGTTATTAGTCTACAATGAGACTGTAATCTTGGTAGTTAGTAGTAACTTTTTTTCTTGATAATACATCTGTTAATTCTCTCAGTATACCAGATATTTGTGGTCTAATATCTACCGTATATCTAACTTTCGGGGGATAGATGTCGGCATGAAGAATTCTAGAGTAGATTGCTTTGTTACCTTTTTTAATTGTTATCGTAAAATTTTCTTCTTCACTACTACTATTATTATCATAATTTCTACCATTAGATTCCACTAAAAGTAGTGTTTTCCATTTTAATTCTTCCTTAATGTCATCACATATATCAGTTACAGTATGATGTAAGTCTAACGAATTAGCTGCTAAACTGTTAAAGTTTCTTACACTAAAATATCTTTGACATACGATATTTTCATTTAATTTTAGAATGAATTCACATTTTTGCATATTTTCTGTTTTAAATTTCATTATTTTTAGTTTTATTCTTTTTATAAAAATCTTTTTCTATTCGGGACAACCTTAAAAAAGGTTTAATAAAATCTACCCATGAATCACTTTCTTTAGGTAAAATATTAAGAATTCCATCCGACATCATCAAGTTTAATGCGTTTTTCCAATCTCTACCTTCAGGGTCTAGAGATTCTTTACTTAAACCTAACACACCTTCTTTAGCTTTATCAGTTAAAAACTCTCCCCCCATTTTTATTATTTTTAGGTTTTTTTCTATTACAGGTAAACCTAAAGTACCTTTTTTAGTTACTCCGTTTATTATATTACTTTCCCTTTTATTAATTTTGTCTTTTTTATTTATATTTTCTAAGATATAATCTAAATCTACTTTTTTATTCTTAATATCTGGTGCTATTTTTAATAGTGATTTCACACCAACTAAACTTATACCATGTATATTATCAGAAGAATCACCACATAATGCTTTTACCAGTCTTACATTTTCTGGTATTATAAAACACCCATTAAGAGGGACTAAATCACCTTTCTTAAATAATTTATTTATAGACATTATATGTACTGACACATTTTCTGAAATTAGTTGTAGTAAATCCCTATCTAGTGTTAATATAATGATTTTTTCATTGGTTAAATTACAGTATTCAGCTATCATATCGTCAGCTTCACAACCTATAAATTCACCTTGTCTAACATAAAGTTCTTCTAAATACTCTTGTACTCTTAATTTTTGACCATAAAAAGAATCTAGTTCTTCCTGTGATTTATTAGAATTTCTTCTATTTTCTTTATAGTCAGGATATATTTTTCTTCTAAAGGACGCATTATTTTCACCATCCCAAAAAACTACAGTTTTGGTGATTAAATTACTTTCTATATGAAATGCTAATGTTTTTAGGAAATGAAATAACCCACCTATATGGGTTTCACCATTATACATATTTTTAATTCCATGAAATCCAGTCTTTAATAATGAATTACCATCAACTAAAAGTGTTCTTTTCACATTATAAATATAAAGGGTTAAACAATTTTTTTACTATACTACTTCAACTAGTTCTATTTCAAACTTTAGTTTTTCACCAGCTAATGGGTGATTTAAATCTACATTAATAGATTCTTCTAGGACTTTTATTATTTGTCCTTGGATGGGTCTTCCCATTTGGTCCTGTCCTTGAACAAAATTATTTAATTCAAATTCAAATCCCTCTGGAAATTCCTTTTTTTCTACCGATACGACAGCTTCTTCCATGTATGGACCATAAGCTTCTTCTGGTGTTAAAGTTATTTCTACTTTTTCACCCACTTTTAAACCTTTTACAGCTTTATTAAATCCTTTTAGTAATTTACCGTCATCAATAGCAAACTCTAATGGTTGTTCTCTATCTCTACTATTATCAAATACTTCACCATCCTCTAAAGTACCTACATAATGTACTTTTACTTTATCACCTTCTTTTAATTTAGTCATTTTCTTTTTCTATTTTTAAATCGAAATCACCACCCACGCCTAATTGTTCAGACCAAAAAGTAGCATTTTCTTGTTTATATTTTTCTATTGATTTTTTTTCTTCACTAGCTTCTCTTCCCGCTATAAATCCATGTGGTGTTATAAGTATTTTACCATCTTCATAACCTAAACCATTAACATGATTTTTCATTATAGTTATTTTTGTTCTAGTAGCAAATTTTACTTTTCTTTTTTCTTTAACTGCTGTGATGTTAGTCGTACCTCCATTTTTTTGATTACCAAATCTAAAAACTAGTGTTGAGTTTAACCATAGAGACTCCCCACCTTTTGCTTTAATTTTAGGTTGTCCAAATGGGTTATCTGGTAATTCTACCCATGGTTGGTTAACCACTACTAGTGTGTTAGTGTATTTAGAATCTTGTCTTCTGGACTTACCTATTCTTTGATTTAATCCCATACCTATTTTATCTGCTAGTGTGGCTGCGTTGTGCATTTTACCACCCTTACCTTCAAAAGTCATTTTACATGGAACAGAACCTACAGAATCCCATAAAAATAATAAATCATACTCTAATTCACCTTTATCTTGTGCATCCAGTAAAGTATTAATGTAGTCTGTAATCTCTTCAATGTATTGGAAATCGTTATTAAATAAGAAAAATCCGTCCCAGTCTATTTCACCTGTTGTTTTATCTACAACTTCTTCACAATCAAAACCTAGAAGTTTTGCGTGTTCAAAACCCCATTTTTGTTCCGTTATAATTAAAACTGGTAGGATGCCTTTTTTTTGTGCGTCTACAGCTGCTTTTATTAAAGCAGTAGTTTTTCCGGTATCTGAATGACCTAGAAACATTTGTAAATGACCCATAGCAGGACCTGGTAATCCAGTAGCATCAAGGAAAGCTTTCCCTAAATCAAAAAATCTTTCTGGTTTAAAGTTAGCTTTCTTTGAAAATTTGTTTTTTAAGTCGGAAAATGTTCTTTTTTTCAATGCCATATCTCCTAATTAAAATGGTAAGTCTTCGTCTTGTGGGTCGTTTGCTTGTGGGTCACCACCTAAAGTTGTTGTTTTAGTGGTGTTTTGTACCGCGTTAGGGTCATCATAAACATACTTCTTTTGTTCTGAATCCCAAACTGGGTCTAAACCTTTAGAAATAGCCTCTAAGTATTCAACTGGTTTTTGGGAATAAACATCTTTCCAAGTTCTTTCATCACCCATCCATTCTTTAGCTGTTGCTTCATCATTAGATAATGGAGCTGGGTCTTCATACATAACAGCAGATACTGTAGTATATTCCCCTCTTCCACCTGGTAAAGGTACTGATTGTAAAACTAAAATAAGGTCTCTACCTTCTTTAGCGTCCGTAATATCTCCTTTATTTCTCCAAATTGGAATAATCTTATCGATTGGTCCATCTCCTTTCCAGTTATGTTTAAATCTCCAGAATTTTACACCATCTTCTTCATTATCTCTATCCACAACTTTTACAATATAAAATTTTTGTGAACGATAAGAACGTGCTAATTCTTTTGATTGTGCATCTCCTGCTAATCTTAAAGCTTCTTCTACTTCATTTAATGGACTTCTTTCACCTGAAGGTTTTCCTTCTGAATTTTTTCCTGGGTCATAAAGTTTTTGCCATCTTCCTTGTACTTGTACATTGTGAAAATACACTTCTTTAAATGGGGAAGAACCGTCTGATGTTGGTACTATTCTAATTCTTTTTTCTCCTGATTTTGTTCCTTTTGGTAACATTATTGAAAGATATTGTTTCATTCTTTCTTCTGATGTCATTTGTGGTTTTGTGGAACTACCACCTTGTTTGTTTTTCTCGTATTGAGCTAAAACTGCGTCTAAACTATTACTCATAAAATTTGTTTTTTATTTGTGTTAATAAAATTATATACGTAATAATAATAAACTGTTCTTAGATTGTCAAACTATTTTTGGGATTGTTTTTACTCTTCTTCGGAATCAGGGTCAAAACTTTTTTTAACATCACTTTCATTGTAATCTATGACCTCATCTGGTGTTAAAATATATTGTTTTTTACCTGTTTTATCAAATTCTTCTTCTTTGTCACTAAAGAAATCAGTTAGTGTTTTATTAAATGGACCACTATCATGTTTTCTTAAACTAATTTTTTCTTCTGGTGTTCTTGGTCTATACTCTTCTAATTTGTCTTCTAAATTACTAATTTTATTAACCATATCATCCATAGACGTTAAATGTGTTTCTAAGTCCGATAACTTACTCATTAAGTCTTCTAAACTTTCTGTATTCTTAGCTAGAATATCTTTCTGGTCTGACAATTCTGTATTTGTCTCATCTTGTTTAGTCACTAAATCGGTAACTTCTAATTCAGTAGTGTCACCAGATTCTTCACCACCAATTTCTTCTGTATCTTCAATACCAACATCCATTCCTTCTTCACCACCCTCTGTTTCAGTATCAACTACTTCTTCATCTTCAACACCCATTTCAGGGGCTTCATCTTCTACTTCAGGGGCATCTTGTTCACCGATTTCCATACCAACTCTCTTAGCTAACCTTTCTACGTGACTACCCATACCAAGATTACCCACACCACTAACCATTTGTTCATTTAGGTTATCGGTGTTGTGTGTGATTTGATTAAATCTAGATAATTCCTCTAAAAGTTTTTTTTCTAATTCTTTAGCCATTTAATAATTGTTTTACTTCACCTGATGGAGATTCTACTTGGACTTTACGATTTACTCTAATACTATTTTCAACTCTCTCTATCAAACCATCTCTACTTCTAATAGTATAACAAATACCTGTATCTAAATCACAAACTTGTTGTCCATCTTCATTATTACCATTTTCTACGATATTATCTGTTTTTTTACCTAAAAAATTACCAAGTTTTTGTTTTATACTTTCTGAAATCATAATGTTTTGTTGTTTTTATCTATATATAAATATATTAAAATATAATAATAGTCAATTTATTAGTTTATATTACTATAAACCCTCAAAAAATGGTAAAAATTTAGCTGGGTCAAGAATGTGTTCTACAACAATTTTCTTTTTTTCACCATCTATTTCTTTTTCTACTACCACACCTCTTCTTATTTCAAAATGTAAGTGTATTCCTGTTGATGGCCCACTATTACCTAGTATACCTATTTCAGTAGTGTTACCCGCAAAACCAAATCTTCTATTATCTGGTATGTCATCACCTACTTTAACTGGTACATCATCTCTAAGAAAAGCGTGTATAGTTTTGTAATACACACTACCACCTTCATCTGGAAGTTCAGTATACTCTATTGTACTACCTCCTGTCGGGTCATCTATATATTCCGCATTAACCATTAAATTAGTTATTTCCACAAAATTACCGTATCTACCACAACCATCTGTTTTATCTTGAGGTTTGCACCCATTTTTTACCCTGGTGACCCTACCTTTCATCGCGGTGTAAACTTTAATACCCTCATTACTATTTGCTTTATCAACCATATTACTTTTTACTATTATATCAACACCCAAATGTCTAGCTTCTTCAGCTACAATAGGTGGTGTTAATGAGTATTCTGGATTGATTACGTCTGTAAAAACTATATTATCGTCACTAATTTCAGGACTATCAATACCTATTGGTGATAGATACCCGTTACTATCCGCACTTAATGTAAGTTGTTGTGGGGTCGCGTTAAGTGCATCATAAAAAATATCATCATTTTGAGCTACTGCCTCCTCTGCTTTTTCAAATAAATTTTCATTAACTCTTTGTACTAAATCTGTCACTTTAGGTAATTGTGGAATAGGTACTCTTATACCATCAAAAGATGTTTCTATATTATTAGGTGTTATTGTATGTTCTACATTTACTATTAAATAAGGCCCTTTAAACATTGGTAAATATCTTAGCTGAAAGTATTGTGTTGGTTGTATAGTTACATTACCCATACAACTAATTTGAGCTGTATATGACCTGTTTGCGTAAACATTAAATAGAGATGTAGAAGCCATAGATGTCGCTCCACCACCACCAGAATCTGCCATTTCTTGTAGTATTTTAAAACTTTCTGAAGTGTCTTGATATTGAGATTGGTCTAGGGTTACAGACTCAAAAATATTTTGGTTAGGTAGTCCAAAGTCTACCGTGAACCCCATAACTTTATTGGATAGGTTTTCATCAAAACACTTCCCTTCTGAAATTAGTGGGTTGGGTGTCGCCCTATTAAGAGCAAAAGTATCATTAGCAAAACCATTATTATTGGTTTTTACATCTAATTGTGTAGATGGTGGTCCAACATACTGACATAAAAAAGCTGGGCTAGACTCTAAATAATCTACTGTTTTAAATGTCCCAAACATCGCGTTTCCTTGTAGTTGTGATGATTTTTCGGATATATTAAAAAAGTTTATATAAGCTGGTAATGGTATAAAATTAAAATAATTATTAGCTAAAATAGTACTAATGTAACTTGCTACACTTTGTGTTAAAGTTTTAGAATTAGTACCACCAAATGGTGAATCTAATTGTATTATATCCCAAATACTAATCACAGCATCGCCCCCTATATCTCTATTAGCTCTATCGAAAAATAAAAACTTTTCAAATAAAGTTTCGTTACTTGTAAAATCAATACCAGATACCCACCTATCATTTATAACTTTAAATTGATTGTATAATTCTAGTTTTAGATTGTCACCTTCTATTTTTGTTCTATCATCGTTCTTTTTACTTTTATTTTTTTCGTTGTCTACGGCTTCTTGGGAACCTATAATATCTTTTAGTTTTTTTGTTAGATTATCTATATAATCACCCATATTTTCTTCTTGTGCCGCTAGGTCACTCAAGAAAATACCTAAAAATTGTTTAGCACTTATCATACCATTAACAGCACAATAAGAACCATAAAGTTTAATAAATGGTGCGAATGATTCTATGTTTGAACTATTAAATTCTATTCCTGGCCCTGGATAATTTATTGTTTGGAAGAATGAATAGTATGGATTTGTTATATCATTAACCTGTAATAGTCCTGGTATGTCAAAATCCACCCCATCCATACCACCTATCACGTTTTGTCTCATATCAATTAAAACTTGTGGGTTACCAACAAAATTATTACCTGCACTAGGGATAGTTACTGTACTGGAAGAATAAAACCCAAATGTCTGATTTATTTCATTTTTATCAAAAGTTTGTAATATGTTTAATCTTTGTAATAGAGTAGTTCCTTGATTTTCAAAATCTAAATTAGTTGTGGACTTATGAGCATATTCAATGTCTAAATTTAAAAAATTACTAATTGTTTCGTTAAACTTAAGAAGTTGTGCATCTGCTAATGTGTTAGATAGTTTACCTTCAGAACCAAGACCACCTACCCTATCAAGATATAATGGTTCTACCACTATAATATCCCTTAATATTTTTTTAAAACTACCACCCAAATCTACATTACCTACTGGAGATGCAAATTCTAAAAACATACCTTCAAAACTATCTAATTGTTGTTTAGTAAAGGTAGCTAATAAATAATTTATTGAAGCTGAATTTAAATTTTGATTAAATGACCAAGCTTCTTGTTCTTCATTAAACGCATCTATTTTTTTAATGTGTTGATTCGGTGATTTTCTATAACCGACATTGTGTTGAAAAAACCCATAATTAGATAATCCCCATATAGTTCTAACAGCACCGTTATGTAAATCATTATTAGCGAATAAGTTTTCATAATATTTTGCTGTTGTTCCTCTAAGTCCACCAGAACATGGATATAAAACATAATAATTAGATTGGGATGTGTTATTAAATTTTACACCATAATCTGGATTGGTCACATTACCCCCTTGGAGGTATACATCATAAAATTTAATTTGGGTACCAGCATTATCACTAAACGATATTTCAGTATTATTTTCAATATCTAGTGTTACACCTACAAAATTTTGTTCAAATATGGGATTAGGTATACCTGTAGCATATTGTAGTATATTGGAGTCTGTCGCTATGTAGTGAAAAGCATCTATTACTTTAGCATATAACCCTACTTGCATACTATTATTAGCTGCATCCTCAGATATAAATTGGTATGGTTGTCCATCGGAGGTGTCTGTTACTTGATAGTTATATAATATGTTTTGGAATAATGGTTCATATACGTAGGCTGGTCCCGTTGCACCTGGTATACCACCTATCACACCTAAATTACCAAACACACCACCTAGTGGGTCTCCGATTAATAAATCTTCGTTGTTGGATGAGGCTGTTTTATATCTCCACCACACAGAACCAATTTTTAGTAAAAATGATACAGGAACTTTATGTAAAGCAGGCATTTGGTTAAATACTTCCGATATATAGTCACCCCTCTCAGAATCATTTATAGAATTATTTATTACTATTGTTAATTCTCTTAGTGTTGGAGTTGGTAAAGAATTAATAAATAGGTATGCGGCATTAGTATAAGGGTTTGTGGAACCAGCTTTTTCATTTTCTACACCTTGTATTACGGAGTTAATAAAATAAGGTGTGTTTAACATAGAAGTTAATTCCCGTTCTACAGTAGCATCAAATATATTTTGGTCAAATGTAGCACCACTTATAGGTGGTAAGCTGGTATTACCTAAATTATAATGTAATTCACCTTCAGTTAAAAACATTTCACTTGGGAATAGACTACTTAGGTATTCTTGGTATAGTTCCATACTGCTGAATATATCAACATTATCTGGTCTTTTTCGTAATATAGCCATTTGTGTCTCCTGTTCTGGAGATATGAAACAATATTTCATCGCAGTAAAATACTTAACATTAAATTTGTCACTTAAAACATTAGTATTATTTGTATCATATATTAATGTATTATGTATATCATAAAAATCATTAATTGGTCTCATCATACCATTTGCTATACCCATTTGTCTCTGAACAGTCATTCTTAATGGTTCTAAGTCAAAAATATTAGGTGTTTTTTTCAATTTTATAGCAGACTCACATAGAGTAAAATGTTGTGGTGTAACAGAATAAGGTAAAGGAGAGTTTATTATTTCATAACTAGATGTTATTAAGAAAGGTGTGACTAACCCAAAATTCCTATAAACCAAATATCTTTCTGGTGATTCTTTTTCTAAAATCTCTTGTATTGTTGTAACATTTAAATCAGTGTTTTTAAAATACTCTTTAAGGTTTTGGTAATCTTTTATTTGTTGGTATAAGTTATTTGCATCATATTCAGATAATTCATTTATAGCTGGTAAAATTTCATTAACGTTAGAATACCTAGTACTTAAACTACCATATAATATATTTTGTTGAGCTCTATCTAATATTTCAAATAGTAAATCTGTAACTTCTAATATTCTATATGGTGTATTGGTTGGTGGCCAATCTTTCATACTTATCGGTGTAAAATCTTTAAGTACACCTAAATTATTAACTGGAAAACTAAAATCTGTAAATTTATAGGCCGCACTCTTTGTATACTCTTCAACAAATTCTATTTCAGGCCAAACTTCAGCATTATCACCTTCAGTAATATCTATAACATCATCAGCACCTATATAAGTTAAAACAGAAGAAGTTACACATTCATTTTCTTCTTGTACAGTATAGTATTGTGGCCATGGATATACTGTATCAGCATTTTCACTATCATTAGAAACTTGTGCAACAGTTAATCTTTTATGGTCTCTTCTTTGTGAAAATGCTTTAGTATGTACCTCATCTAGTAACCTTAAAAAAGTGTCAGCACCCGCAATTATAACAGCAAAAACATTACGAATAGTTGGTCTAAAACCTAATTCAGATTCTAATCTACTGTTAAGTTTAGTGGTAATCATATCGGACATTTTTTTGGATTGTTGTTGAAACAGTTGTTCAGCTTTTTTCCATTGTCCCCCAAAACTTCTAGGTTGTATGTCAAATACAAACCAAGGTGCTAATGATGCACCAAATTCTTCTTCTTTTTTTCTAATAGCGTCCCCATCTATAAGTGGTATATTGTTATTAACTTGACACGCACGATAAATATTATAGTCTGAACTAGCTAATACTGTTTGAACGGGATAATCACCCGAAACACTATTAAATGATGGGTTGTTCTGTAACTGAAATGCGTATTTAGTAGATATTTGTTTTAAACTTTCTTCAGCTTCAGCAGATATCGATTCTTTTTGTTGTCTTGCAGCTTCAAGGTCTGTATTATCAACTAACGCTATTTCTTTTAGTGGGTATGCAAATACAGTTCTTGTCCTACCAGTACTCCCATCTAAACTATCAGTTTTTACTGTAACCTTACAAGCTAAATCTTTAGATACATTTTTATCCATCCAACCATTTTTACCTATAATAGATTCTTTATATTTTTTTAAAACGTTTTTATAATCTAATCTATCGGATGTAACACTTAAATCTGCTTGCCCAAATAGTTTAGATAAATCTCTATCTAAACTTTTTACTTTTTCTATTAATTCTACTAAAGTGTACTCTGGAAAACTTTTATCTAGTAAATTTTTTTGTTTGTATATACCATAAACTTCGGTTAGTACTTCTCTACCTTTGGTTGAGGTTATTTTACTCCCTGTACTTCTATTAGGGTACATGTAAGGTGCGGTTATGGCTTCATGCATATTTATATCCCTTAGTAAAGCAATATGATTACCTTTAAAGTCACAAGATACTATGTAATCACCGCTTCCCGGGTCAAATCTAGATACGAATTTTTGTAGGGTTAGCTGGTATCTTACCGCTTTACCATAATAACCCTTAAGT